TTTTGTACTGCTGCTAAATTTGATGAAACGCTTGATACTGCTGCATGAGCATTTGCTAAATTAGTTAAATTAGTAATACCTGCAAGAGTTGCCATATTTGTTACATTGGTAGATGTACCAAGTGTAGCCATATTAGTTACATTTGCCGAAGTACCTAATAATCCCATGTCAGTAACTACAGCACTTGTTCCAAGTAATCCCATTGCAGTTACATTTGCAGAAGTAGCTAATATATCCATATCAGTTACAACTGCCGAAGTACCAAGTAATCCCATATCTGTAATAACACTAGAAACACCAAGTAATCCAATTTCAGTTACTTTACCTGCAACTGCATTAACATTGCTAATTGCATTTCCTACTGCATTAACATTAACTACAGCTCCAGCTACAGTATCTATTTCAGAAGTACTTTCATTTAAATCGTCTGCTACTGTTTCAATTTCAGAAACTGTTTCAGCTAAATCGTTTGCAACTGCAACTACTTTAGCAATATCTGTTGCAACTGCATTGACTGAATTTATATTGTTAGCAACTGTTGTAACATTTGCGTGAACACCTGCAACCGTTGTAACATTTGCTGCTATACCACTAACTGTAGTAATATTGGCAGCTATACCAGCTACAGTATTTACATTAGTTACATCTTGAGTAAATTCTAAAGCTGTTCCACCAGTGTTAACTGTTAAAAATTTGTTAGCAACTAATTCAGGAAAAGTAAGATTATATGTTGATGCTGTAGTAGATGCAGCTCTTGGAGAGAATTTTAAATCTCTTTCAAGCTGTTGACACATAGCTATAATTTTATCTAATTCATCATTTAATGAAGATATTTGAAAAGCACCTGAAGTTGGAAAGTCAGTAGATCTAGCTATTGCTAAATCTCTATAAATTGTAATTTTATCATTAACGGTAGCCCCACCCCCTAATGTAATTGATCCACCACCAGTAACTCCTGCTCCTGTTACCGAATATTGTGAACCTGATGATGGTGAAGCGTTGTAAGATAGTAATGTAGAACCATTGTAAACTTTAACATCGTTTACTGTAAAAAATTCAAATGGAACAGAAAAACTTGTTTGTCCTGCTGTAGCAGTATATTGTACTCGTGGTTCCGTATCGGAAATAGTAATTGCCATTAATGTAATCCTTTTTGTATGTCGTCAAACAACCAATCAAGATACCATACATTCTGAAATGGAATCAATCTACGCACATTCTTTGCTGTGTGATGGTTATATTTGTTTCCAGTAACATCATACATGATGTCAAAGATGTTATATATTTGTCCTCCAGAAGCTCCAAAAGCTGTTCCCATTTTCCATCTCATTGAAGATCCGTAAGGTTTTTTTTCACCTAATAATGGTGATAATCCAAATCTATTATCAGTTAATGTTTCTATAGCTTTGTTAACATCAGTATATATTCCAGCTAATCCTGATCTATCAAAAGCGTTCATAAGTTTTTGAGTTAAAGATAATTTTGAATAATCTCTGTTAAATCTATATTTATGATAGATACCATCAATAAGCATACCTGAACCCATAAGCATTATAGATCCAAATAAGAAATCTAAATCTCGTTCTTGCATACCTCTCATCAACATTCTTTGAGTTGATGACATAGCAAATTTTTTAAATTGAGCTAATGTTGAACCTAATTCAGTACTCATCCATTTAGGAGTATCTCCTAAACCTGGCGTTACAATTGTAATATTAATATCTTTATTTAACGCTGCACCAAATGCATCAACTGCTGCAACATCATCCCATTGAGAAGTATTAGCCATAAAATTATGTTTTGATTTTTCACCATACTTTTCAAATTGAACAGCTATTCTTCTAGCCATATCTTTATCAATACCTGAAGATGATAATGCTGTTTTCCATTTATCACCTAATGTTCCTTTACCCCAAAGAATAGAATCTTCTATTATTCTAGAACCAATAGTAACTGAAGCCATAGATTTAGCCATCTCTGTCCATCTAGACATAAGGTTAATATACATAAAGTTCATAGCTGATAGTTTACCCATACCCCCTTCAAATTTATTTGCTAGACCAAACATATCTCCTACATCTGCAAATAACATAGCTCTTTGACCTGTAACCATATCAACTGCTTCACCAAAAGATTGAGCTTCTTTTTTACCCATTTTAAAAACTTTACCATCTCCAAGAAAATCAGATAACATACCAAATTGAGTTTTAAATCCTCGTTTAACTCCTGAAGTCATAGTAATACGAGCTACATCTGGTATTGCTGCCATGAAACCTGTAAGCATAGTTAATGCGTTGTAGTGTTTCATTGTTCTCATTGCTACCGAAGTCCATGCATGAGGATTAGCAGGTAAACCATATGTTCCTTTAATAAGCTCTATACTTGCTTCAAGATCACTTAATACTTGATCTCTTTCTTTAAGTACTTGAGATCTATCCATAGGTGCACCTTCTTTAACTTTTTTAGAATCAAAAACTACTGTTTGATTATGTTCAAATCTTTGTCTTAATCTCATTTTTGCTAATGCTTCTTGCATAGATTTAGATGCTGTAATGTCTATATTTACTGCATCATATCCATTTTTTTCTAACCAAGCTCTTGCTTGTTTCCATGCAGGTTTTTCAAATTTTATTTGATAATCTGTATCTTTAGTAAAACCTTTTTCTTTTAATAAATTTTTAGCATTTGCAGCATGTTCTTTAGGAGTAGGCATTTTATTTTTATCAGGTTTACCTATAATATATAAATCAGAATCTTTAACTCCTGCCTTTTTAAATAATTCAGCAACATCATAATCATCTTTAAGAGTGTAAGATTTTTTAACATTAATAGTATGTTTTTTAACATTTCCACCAAATTTTCTTGCTACATTTTTATCTTTACTTAAATAAATACCAGGCCCAAATGCTGCATCCCAATCATCTGCTTGTTTAGTAGCAGGATTAGAACTTTCAAATACTGCTTTTCTTTTACCTACCATTTTATCAAATTTACTAAATGTTCCTCTGTAGAAAGTTGTTCCACTTCCCATTGCAGCTTTAAGATTGTATTCATTAGATACACTCATAAGACCAGGAAAGAATCCAGACATTTCACCATCTTCAATAAATTTAAATCCTAATCCATTAGGATCACCATATTTTTTAGTAAGTAGAATGTCAGGTATAACTTGTCTTGAATATATTTTCTGTAAAGCAAATATGTCAGATAAAATAAATCCAGCATCAATTAATTTTAATTGTGCTTCAGTATCTAAATTTAATTCTCTTGATCTAATAGATCTAGCATATCTTGGATCTTTAAAGATATATCTTTGAGTTGGTTCATAATCTCCTTTTCTTGGTTTAACAAAAGGAAAATGATTTGATAGGTCTTTAACTAATCTATCTAAATCTGCTTTGTTAATAACAATTCCATTTCTAGTATAAAAGTCTTCTATTATTTCTCTAAATAATTGTGGATTTTTATCGATAGCATTTTTAATATAAACAATGTTAATATAATTTTTAACTCCTTTACCTGCTTGAATATGTTTTAATCTTTCAGTTAATTTATCTATAGTAGCTTCTATTCTTGATAAAGCATATACTTCATCAGGATCACCATATTTAGATTTGTATGTTACCGAACCTTTACCTTCTTTTCTTAATCTTTTTAATTCGGCTTCAAAAAATTTAATTTCTGCTATAACAGGTATCTCTCTAATTTTAAGTTCATTAACTTGAGCAAATAATGGTTTATAAACTTTTTCTGAAGTTATCCTTGCAGCTTCTGCTACTTCAGGAATATCATGTGTACCTTTTAATCTAGCTATTGTAACTTCTTTAGAAAATTCATCTAATGAATACCAACCTTCTGTTTTTCTATTTTTAAACATCATACCAATATCTGTTCTTGGTACAGAAGCACCTGTTTCTAATTGTTGTCTTTGAACATATTTTGTAAATTGATCTTTAACCATTTTATGAGATTCAATTTCTCCAACTCTCATCATACGCATATCTGTTTCAATAGACTTACCTGTAGCACTAAATCCCCATGCTTTAGTATTTTTTAATTTAAGCAAAGGAGTATCTAATAAATCTCCCATCATTTTTCTAGCAGTTAAAGAAGTATTTTGTTTAATTACTCTAAATACAGGAGTCCATGGGCCATCTTCACCAAAGATTTTAAGATTTGTTTCTACAAATTTTTCACCTGTCATTTCTTTTTTAACAGTAGTTCTTACAGGTTTAGAAACACCTTCAGCACCAACTCCACTTGGTTGTAATTCTTTTTGATTAGCTGGAACAAATGTTCCATCTACACCTATATCACCATCTTTAATATTTTTACCTATCCACTCATTTTCTAATTTCTGAATATTCTTTTGAACATTTAATGTAGGTGGACTTGCTAATTTATTTAAAATAGCTGGTATTCCATAAGCAGCTCCTGCTACCCAAGCTACATACTGATCTTCTCTAAAAGGATCTGTATTTTGTTTTGCAAATTCTTCTGCTGTTGCAGCAGTTCCAAATACTTTAGCTGATTTTAAAACTTGAGGTACTTTAGGTAATAATAATAACATTGATGGATCAGCAAAAGCTCCTGTTATTCTACCTAAATGATACCATGGAGATTCTTTATTTACTTGATGTCTTTTTTTTAATTTACTAATTAAATCTGCTGTTTCTGCTTGACTTCTACTAAAATAAAAATGGTGCATAAATTCATCATAACCTTCTAATTGTGGATCTTGAGATGGATTGTAATTTTCTTCTGGAGCATGATTAGAATTATCTGTCATCCAACGATACATTTGCATTGGTAAGTTTTCTTCTTTAAAACCATCCCACCAATCTGTAACACTATATTGTGTTGTAGTATTGTTTTGGATTTTTTGTTTTTCTATATCAGCTAAAGATATTGGTGCTGGAAAATATGTAGTCATTATTTATTAATTTTACTATATGTTCCTAACTCTCCATTGTAAGAAAATACAGCATCATTATAACCTTCAAATATTACTGCATCTACATAAGTGTTAGATGTACCAAATGTTTTATTATAATATTCAAATCCCATTTCATGCTTCATAATAAATTTTAACAATTTATGCATTTGGTTTGAGTCTAATAAATCTATTCTATCATCAGGCATAAAATTAGTATGTTCAGATAATGATTTTAAATATGAAGATGTATCTTCTGCATACATACTTAAAATGTCTTTAATCATTGGTTTATCACCATATCTAGTATCAACTTTATTAATCGCAGAAGTTAATGAAGAATGATTTAATATTGTTTTAACAGATGCTCTAATGCTATGTTTAGGATGAGAAAATACTGCAAATTTTCTATCTCCTCTTTTATAATTAACATCCATTTCTCCATCCCAATTAGCAGAAGAAACTGCACCCCAGTTATTTGTTCTATGTGTTAAAGCTAATGAACCATCTTGGTAATTTTCTTGTACCCATGTATTAAATGTTAATTCCATGTTATTTTTAGAATGAGGTAATTTATGAGGAGGATGCATAGATTCTATTGCTGCTTCCATATTAGTAATATTTCTATTTTCATTTATTTTTTTAACAAATGATTTACTTTCATTTGCTATTGCGTTCATAGTTTGAAAATTAGTTCTCATTTCTCTTAAGTCACCTTTAAATCCTAGCATCCTAGCTAAAAAATAAAATGGTCTTAATTCATCTGTAATAACTTGATCACCTGCACCAAAAGGGCCAAATTCATTTTTAATATCTGGATAAAATCTCCAATCACCTAATTTAACTCCTTGACGCATCATACCATAAATAAATTTTTCAGCTATTCCTGCTTCTTTTAAATCTAAACTTTTAAAGAAATCTGTTTTTTTAAATTCAGTAAACATAAGATCAGTAGCATGATTAACTACTTCAGTTGCACTATTAGGTGCATCTTTATCTATAGCATTACCCCAAGCATGAGGTTCAAAATAACCATCTAATGTTAATGTATCTCCACCTCTGTGAAACATCATATTGTAGTTATTAGTACCATCATTTTGTAGTTCCATTTTAATTCTACTTTTATTTCCATCATCTGCCCATTCATAGAACCAAGTATTAATTACTTCACCCCAATTGTTAGTTCCATATTTTGCCATTTGTTCATCTTTATCTAATAAAGAAAAATCTTTATTTAATGCTGCATAAACATCATTGTTAGTAAAATGACCTTTGACTAAATGATAAGGATTTTGAATTAATTTTGGAACACCATCAGCTGTATTAACTTCTACTCCCCAATTTTCATCTTTAAGTCTTTGTATAGTTCTGTTCCATGCTTTTTTTCTTAATGGTGCATTTATTTTTGCCCATACATCAAAGTCATCAGAATTAGACATAAGTGTTAATTCATTAATAAACATATTTTCAAATGTAAGCATTGCATGAGGTGGCATTACTTTTAAAGGATCAGCTGTCATCCAAGTACTAGTATCTGATAATAAATGTTTATGTAAAGGATTAGACTCATCCATCATTAATTTAATAATTGCATGAGGTGTAAATAATTCTTTTCTTAATGATTCATGAAGTTTATCATTAACAAACATTCCTAAAAATTTAGTTTCTCTACCTTCTTCAAAAGAATTTTTAATATTAGTATGTCTTTCTTTCCAATTAATATCTTTATATGTATTTAAAATTTCTCCAGCGACAACATCATTTCTATATTCTAAATTTTGTTCAGCTGCCCATTTAAGAAAAGGATCAGCTCCTCCCCAATTAGGAAATACATTATCACTTGTTAAATATTTATAAGTTAATATTTTTTCTTTAAGTTGTGCTAATACTTCAGGTTTAGTCCAATCTCCTGCAGAATCCATTTTTAAATAATGTTCAAACTCTTTAGGAAAAATATTTAATTCTGATAACGCATGTGTTGCAGTTTTAAAACTATCTGTAAATTCTCCATTTTGATCTAATCCCATTTGTAATTCATGGATTCCAAAATTAGCTAATATTGCAGAAGCTACATCATCTTTTTCTTGATCAGATTTAAAGTTAGGTAATTTACCATCAACCATATACTTTTTAATAATACTTTGAATATAATTTTTATGAGATACATCTTTTATAATAGAATTATATTTTGTTGATCCTACTTCTGCCCCCATAGATGTTGCTATGTCATGTCCTGATTTATTAGAACCTTGGAAGTTTTCCCAAGATAAAATACCATTAGGTTCTTTGTGCATATCTAAATTAATAGATTTATCTGAATTAACTTTAGTAAATCTGTCTTTTTTAAAGTCATCATATCTAGATAAAATAGAATCTATAATTTTATTTCTAGTATCATCATCTTTTAAAAGATTATTAAATTTAATAAATGCAGGATTATTTTTTAAATTAGCATTAATAATAGGTGTAGGATTTTTATTTTCTGATAATAATTTTAACCAATCTAATGCATTTTGTTCATCTCCATTAGCAGCAAGAACTTTCATCATATGAAAACCATTAGATACATGTAATGCAATTAAATTATCATCAATTAATTTTTCATGTGTTGCATCAGATCTTGTTTCTTTAGAACCTTTAATTACTAATTCATTATAATCTGCACCAGATTGTTCATTTAAAACTAAAATTGCTTCAGCAGTATTTTGATTAATAAAACCTTTAGCTAAATTACTATCAGGCATTTCTGATGCAACTTTAATAGAGTTTTCTGCATTGGTATTATTATTTTCCCAAATTTTAGCATTATCAAATGCTGCTTTAGTTTCATCTAACTGGTATCTGTTATTAGAAGCATTAGTTACTAAATGTGTTCTTGAAGCCATTAACATAGAAGTAGCTTGTAATTTATATGCAGGTGGAACTTTATCTAAAAGATTATCTACATAAGTATCAACTGCTGTTTTCATTCCATCTGGATCATTTTCAAATTCTCTAGAAAATTTATATAATTGATCGCTAGATTCTAATTGAAATGTTTGCCAATAATTAGAAGCTGCTGTTGCTTCAGCTTCACTTTGTAATCTTTCTATAGTAGGTTTAAAAGCATCATAAGCAATGCTAAATTTACTTTGA